AGCGCCGATTTACACACAGGTGTTATTTTAACCATGACAAGGCTTGATAAATTGAAAGAGTTGGAAGCGCATCTGTATGAGGCATTGAACAGTTGTGAGGACAGATCGCTTGCATCCATAACGAAGCAATACCGGGAAACCATAAAAGAGATAGAGGAGATTGAAGGTGGCGAAAGTGACGACGAGATCGCGGACCTCCTCAGCAGCCGTGAAGCTGATGGGAAGTCAAGAGCCGTCCGTCCGAATCGCTCCCAGTTATAACGCATCAGACGGACTTGACGCGGCGAAGGTGCTGAAGCTCGGAGGCTTCGATCTGGATCCGTGGCAATCGGATCTGATGGATGACTGGTTAGCGTTCGCGCCGAGTGGTAAATGGGCATGCCGGACATGCGGCGGAAGCGTCCCAAGACAGAATGGCAAGACAGGCATTCTTGAGGGAAGGGCGGAAGCCGGGATGATCCTTTACAATGAGCAGGTCGTTTACACGGCGCATTTGCAGAAGACGGCAACAGAGACCTTCGAGGAGATGGCGAACTTTTTCGACTCCCCGAAGATCAGGACTTATGTCAAAGACATCAAAACAGCATTAGGACGTGAGCAGATCATCCTCAAGAGCGGTGCAAGAATCAAATTCTTAGCCCGAACACGAAACGGTGGACGCGGACAGCATGGAGATCTGCTCATATTTGATGAAGCCCAGGAGCTTGACGCAAACGCGCAGGCTTCTTTTTTACCTGCAATCTCAGCAAGTCTGAATCCGCAGGTGATATATGCGGGGACACCGCCTGACGGAGAAGCAGACGGCTCTGTATTCCGTGGAATCCGGCAGAATGCACTTGACGGAAAGACAAAGACGGTTGCTTGGTTTGAGTTCTCCGTGAACGAGATCGGCAACGTCAAGGATCCCAAACGATGGGCGGCGACAAATCCTGCACTCGGTCGGAGGATCCTCCTGTCCACGATCGAGTCGGAAGTCGAGCAGATGGACGAGGACACTTTCGCCCGTGAAAGACTCGGCTGGTGGTCGCCGATCGTGACGGAAAGGGTCGACTATGCGATCAGCAAGGAGTTGTGGGACTCATGTGCATCGGATGAGATGAAGCCAGAAGGCAAGACGGCCTATGGCGTGAAGTTCTCGCCGGATGGATCGGAAGTGGCGCTTTGTGGGGCCGTGATCGATGCAAACGGGATCGCAAGGATCTCGCTGATTGAATGCAAGCCCACGGGGCTCGGTACACAGTGGCTTGCTGATTGGCTCAACGAACGATACAAAAAGGCTTCCTGCGTCGTGATCGACGGGCGCAATGGTGTGGATGTCCTGACAGACAAGATCGCCGATACCTGGAAGACAAAAGGGTCCGTGATCCGACCGACGGCAAGGGAAGTCATCGCGGCAGTCAGCACTTTGATGGACTGTCTGAACGAGAAAAAAGTTACCTGGTATTCAAAGCAGGAGATCCTTAGGGAATCTGCCACAACCTCAATGAAGAGGCAGATCTCCGGAGGGTGGGGCTTTGGTGGCACGAATTCAGCGCCGATCGAAGCCTGTGCCTTGGCTTTATATGGCGTAAAGAACAGCAAACGGGATCCAAATCGTCAGATGAGGATCGGATGAGGGCTAAAAAATGCAGCTGAACATTGTACCACAGGAAATAGCGGGATTCGATCCGTTTGAGGCGGCTCGTTTTCAGCAGTTGCTGAATGAATTTAATAATCACATCAGCAAGAATGCGAAAAAAGAGAAGTATTACGAGGGAAACATCAGCCTCGGCGATGTAAACCTCGGAATCGCTCTTCCGATAGGTATGCAGAAGCTCCAGATCGGATGTGCCTGGGGCGCGAAGACGGTTGATGTGCTCGCGGCGAGGTCTATGTTTGATGGTTTTGTCGGAATGAACGGCGAAGACATCGATCAGCTTGACCAGTTAGTGATCGACAATGATCTGATCGCTGAATATGCGAAGGCCTGCCGGGATGAGTTGAAGTTCGGCTGCACGTTTGCCACTCTTTCAGCTGATGCAGAGATCGGATGCAGGATCAGATTCCATTCTCCGAGATCTGCTGCCGCTCTGTGGGACGGCGAGAAGGGCCGGATCAGTTGTGGATTCGCCGTGATCGACTCCATGCCGGACAATGACAATCTGAACTGGGCGCCGTCGCTGATCAACTACTATACGGATGACAGTGTATGGGTGCTCGAACGGAATCTTGCAGGATGGAGCGCCACCAGATACGCTCACAAGATGGGCAGACCGCTCATGGAAGCGCTGATCTGGAATGCGACCTCGAATAAGCCTTTCGGTCGGTCTCGAATTAAAGATCCGATTCGCCGACTGATCGATGGATATGTGAGAACGATCGCAAACGCGACGATCGGCCTTGAATTCTCGACGGCTCCTCAAAAGTACATTCTCGGAGTCACAGATGAGCAGTTCGACGCGATCGTCAATGACAAGTTCCGTCAGTATGTCGGATCCATCATTGCAAGTACGACGAATCCGGAGACGGGTGAGAAGCCGTCCTTCGGTCAGCTGCCGCAGGGCAACATATCTCCTCACGTGGAGATGGTGAGGATCCTCGCGACGCAGTTTTCTGCCGCGACAGGGCTGTCTGTGACGGATACCGGCGTTGTGAATGACGCGAATCCGACCTCGAGCGACGCGATCCTGGCACAGAGTCAGACTCTTGTATGCATGGCAGAGCAGTTAAACATCGGGAATGGCAATTCACTCAGGACAATTGCGCTCATGGCACTCGCGATCACGAATAATGTCCGCATGGACAAGCTGACAGATGATCAGCTCGCAGTTGTGGCGCACTTCAAGAACCCGGCTATGCCGAGTGTGGCGATGTCGGCAGATGCGGCGCTAAAAATCGCTTCCAGTCGTGAAGGTTTTGCAAGCACGGACACTTTCCTTGAGATGATCGGCTTTGATAAGGCAGATATCCGCAGGATCAAAGCTCAGGAATCTCGCCAGAGAGGTATGACTGTATTTACGGAGCTGAATGAAGAATGACTTTATCTCAGAAGGAGTTCAAAAAGTACATAAGCGCACTCCGGAAGATAAATGATAAGGCGGTCGCGGAGTTCCGTGACTTCACGATAAGGCATGGCGGCTATGCAAACATAGACAGGCAGATCCTGATCGATTATGCCTACGGAATCGCCACGAAATACGGCGAATCGGCTGCAGCACTGTCAGCAGAGATGTATGACGCGATGGCAGCAGTGCAGAATGCCGTCGTGCCTGCTGCCGTACCTGCTGAGACAGCTGCTTATTCTGACGTGGCGAAGACTGTGAACGGAATCATCAAGAATACCGGGAACGAAGATATTCTCGCAGAAGGGATCGGGCGCCTGGTAAAGATGGCCGGTACCGATACAACGCTTCAGAATGCGTACAGAGACAGATCTTCAAGGCGGTCGCATAAGACACGGCACAATGGAGCAGAGGTCGCTTGGATTCCTTCTGGCGATACCTGCCCATATTGCCTGATGCTTGCTTCTGCCGGATGGAGAAAACAGACGAACGGCGGTGCAGACATGCACACAGAGCACGTTCACGCGAACTGTGACTGCACGTATATGGTCCGGTTTAGTCCTGATTTCGAAGTTGCGGGCTACGATCCGAGCGAATACAAGGAAATGTATGACAGCGCAGATCCGGGAGGCAGTCGTGAGGATAAACTGAACGCGATGCGCCGTCAGGCATACGCAGAAAACAAGGATGAAATAAATGCACAGAAGCGGTCCGCTTATGAAAAGCGCAAAGAGCGTGAATCGAGCGAGGCGGAAGAGATCAAAGTTGATTAAGGCACCGAATAGGTGCTTTTTTCATAGGCTACGCGAGCCTTTCGCGGGATAAATGCACTCATAGAGGAGAAAATTGAATATGGCAACAGAAACTGTGAATCAGGAAGCAACAAACGTCAATGAACAGGCTGAAAAGACCTTCACTCAGGCAGAACTGGATCAGATCATCGCGGATCGTCTGAAAAGAGAGCGCGAAAAGTATCCAGATTATGACTCACTGAAGGAAAAGGCGGCTCGCCTCGATCAGATCGAAGAGGATGCCAAAACCGAGCTTCAGAAAGCCCAGGAGAGAGCGGAGAAGCTGCAGGCGGAACTGTCCGCCATGAAGCATACCGAAGAGGTCAGATCGATCAGAGACAAAGTTGCACAAGCAACAGGGGTTCCGGCATCTCTTTTGACCGGAGAGACCGAGGAAGCCTGCACAGAACAGGCAGCAGGGATCTTGTCATTCAAGACATCTGCAAACGGTTATCCGGCAGTGAAAGACGCAGGAGAACTCCAGAACACAATCAAAGGATCGACACGTCAGCAGTTCGCTCAATGGGCTGAGGATGCGTTGAATTAAAAACGAAAGTGAGGACACAAAAATGGCATTATCAGGTACCCCTACAAACAGAACCAGTATTGATCTTCCGGTTGATGTTTCTGCTGAAATCTTAGCAAAGACTCAGGAAGGCTCCGCAGTTATGAAGCTCGCTCGCCAGATCGCTCTTCCGGGCCGTGGCGCTGCGATCAACGTGATCACGTCTGATCCGACCGCTTCGTGGGTTGGTGAGACCGCTGCAAAGCCGGTTTCGAATCCCGGACTTGAGACGAAGGTTATGAGAGCATACAAGCTCGCTGTTATCGTTCCTTTCTCGAACGAGTTCCGGCGTGATGTAGCTGCTCTGTATGACGCTCTCATTGAAAGGCTTCCGAATGCACTCGGCCAGAAGTTCGATAACACCGTATTCGGTGGAACGGCAGCTCCCGGATCTGATTTCGATACCTTTGCAAACGTAACGGCTCAGAGCCTTGCATCTGATGTATATGCAGGTCTCGTTGCGGCTGACACGGATATCGCTCTTCACGGCGGTGTTACGAATGGCTTCGTTCTTTCCGCTCAGGGCCGTGGCATCCTTCTCGGCGCTACTGACGGCGACGATCGTCCGCTGTTCATCAATAGCGTAGCTGAAGGAGCGATCCCGATGGTTCTCGGTGCTCGTACGATCGTTTCGAAAGCAGCCTTCAAGAGCGGTTCTCCTGCTCAGGTTGGTTTCGCAGGCGACTGGACTCAGGCACTGTATGGTATCGTAGAAGGCGTTAAGATCGACTACTCCAGCGATGCAACTCTGGATCTTGGTGGCGGAGATGTTATCAACCTCTTCCAGCAGAATATGTTCGCAGTTCGTGCTGAGATCGAGGTCGGCTTCCGCGCTGATACTTCGGTATTCAACAAGCTGACGGCTACTTCTGTTCCGAGCATCTAATGATCGAGTTCATAAATGCTTATACCGGTACCAGAATGTGGGTAGCGGATAACCGCAAGGACGAATACATGGCGGCGGGTCACAGGCCCGTCGCACTTGCGGAAAAGCCCACCGAAGCACCGGCAGAACAGGCAAAACCCAAAGCGGTCAGAAAGGCTCCGGCTAAAAAGACCGCGAAATGATGAGGACAATGTAATGGCAGCATACGCAACAGTAACAGATGTGCAGACGAGGATGACTCGTGCGTTATCACAGGATGAACAGGCTCTTTGCGAGACGCTTCTGGATGATGCTGCGGTCATCATTGACACATTCAACGTATCTGCCACGGCAGATGCGAAAAAGGTTGTTTCCTGCAGGATGACTATCCGGCAGTTAGGCGATGGCGAGTCGGCAGGAATCCCGATCGGTGCGACACAAGGCTCCATGGCTGGCTTGGGGTACTCACAGAGTTGGACCGTCTCTGGCGGATCCACAGGTGAAATGTATCTTTCCAAGTTAGACAAGGAACTACTTGGCTATGGCAACAAGATCGGGTCCTATTCACCGACACAGGAACTGGTTCAAAATGAGGTGTGAACATGAAAGGTATGACGGTAACTTTATCAGTCAAGACACAGACGGACGTGGATCCGTTTGGCGTGCCGATCATGACCGAGGAGCTGGTGGACATCCCTGACTGCCTGGTCGGATCTCCGACATCAGACGACATCACACAGACCCTTGAAATGTACGGAAAAAAGATCGCGTATGTGATCGGAGTTCCAAAAGGTGACGCTCATTCGTGGGTAGACACGGATGTGATCATCTTCGGTGAACGGTTCCGCACGATCGGCTTCCCTGAGACGGGTATTCAGGAAAATATCCCTCTCAGATGGGGTCAGAATGTGAAGGTTGAGCGATATGGCTAAGGGCGGTTATGTATTCAAAAAAGACGATGCAGGCATCAGGCGACTTCTTAAGTCGCAGGAGTGCCTCACCGTGATGGAGCACGAGGCCAATAAGGTCGCGGGTGGTGATGAGATGAAGCCTTTTATCGGTTTTGACCGGGCGAAGGTATTCGTCGATAAGAGGGTAAAGAAATGATTGATGCAATTCTGAAAGATTATCTCGAAACAGGACTCGAGACGGAGTTCGAGACGGTTCCGGTTTATATGGAACAGCCTCAGAACCTTTCGAGGGAATATGTGATGCTTCGGATGATCGATGTGGGACGGATCAATCAGATCGATGCAGTTACCTTCGAAGTGATCATTCGCTCCGATTCGATGTATCACACGGCGCTCCTTCGGGATCGTGTGAAGGATCTGCTCCTGAATGCGATCACACTTGATGCGATATCGTCTGCAGAGCTTGGCGGAGGCCAGATGCAGGTGGAACCTGTGAACAAGGCGTATCAGGCTTCTCTGATATGCAATTTCTATTACTACGAGGAGGCTTAAAATGGCAAATAATTCTCTTAACGTTTCTACCGGCAAGCCCAACATCAGCGGTGCGGTATACGTTGCGCCGAAAGGCACGACTCTCCCGACTGATGCGACCACGGCGCTTGACGCGGCTTTTGTCTGCCTTGGATTCGTATCCGAGGACGGACTTTCCAACAATAACGAGATGACGGTTTCTGCGATCAAAGCGTGGGGCGGTCAGATCGTGCTTCGTTCGCTTACTGAGCTGAATGACGAGTTCGCACTCTCTTTGATCGAGTCTGAGAGCGAAGACGTCCTGAAGGCCGTTTATGGAGAGGATAACGTCACTGTAGACGCAAGCGGAAACATCACGGTTGACGTCGTAGCGGAGAACCCTGAAGAGTCCATTTGGGTATTCGAACTCGTTCTTCGTGGCGGTCGCGCAAAGCGGATCGTCGTTCCGAGCGGCGCAGTAACTTCCAGAGATCAGATCACTTACAATGACTCCGATGCGATCGCATACGGAATCACCGTCAGCGCTTATCCGGACTCGAGTGGAAGCACTCATACGGAATACATTGAAGGCGCGTCTGTGAGCATTTAATATGAGGCAAAAGTATGGCAAACGATAACATCGTAAAAGGTAAAACATCGAGTGGGATCGAGTTCACACTCGACAAAAGGATCAAGGACGATGCCAGGTTCCTCTATTTTCTCGCAAAGGTTCAGGACGAAGGTGCTGATATGGGCGAGAAGAGCAAGGCGATCGTGGGACTACTTGGTCTTGTGTTTGGATCCGATGAAGGTGTCCTCAACTTCATGAACGCGGTCGCGGCAGTAAACGACGGCGTTTGTGGCGTGGATCAGATGCTCCACGAGTTGACGGAGATCTTCGATAGCCTCGATGCAAAAAACTGATCTTCCTCGCACGGCTGATCACCGAGAGCGAGGAGTTACTTATATGTGACCTCGCGGAGACCTATGGCATATATGATTATAAGGCGCTTCCGCCTTCTCTGATCGCCACCCTTGCCGTGGGTCTTCCCGAAGGGTCACGGATCGCAAAAAAGCAATCCGGGATCAATCTTACTATCGATCAGATGCTTCTGGCGATGCTGATCGACAGTTTGAATGGTCTCAGATATCAGATCAGTGGCAAGAAAAGCAGCAGGCCGTTCAGTATTCTTGATCGCCTGATGAACCCTCCGAAAAAGGATGATCTGATGAAGTTTGAGACGCCGGAGGACTATCTGGCGTATATGAAGAGGAAAAAGCGAAATGGCTGAAACTATAGGGACCGCTTATGTGCAGGTGGAGCCTTCGTTTGAAGGAGTAACGCCTAAAATAGAAAAAGAATTCGGCGGAGCAGGTGACGCCGGAGGCAAGTCCTTTGGTGCTGGCTTTGGTTCTGTCGTTGGTGTTGTCGGTAAAGCCGCAGGCGCAGCTTTAGCCGCCGGAACTGCTGCAGTAGCCGGGATCACGAAAGAAGCCGTCTCTGCGTATTCTGATTTTGAACAGCTCGAAGGTGGTATCGAAACGCTGTTCGGTGACAGTGCAAGCAAAGTCATCAGTGATTCGAAAGCTGCATTTGAGTCTGCCGGAATGTCTGCCAATCAGTATATGGAGACCACCATCGAATCTGCGGCGGCGATGATCAACTCTCTTGGCGGCGATCAGGCACAGGCGGCTGATATGGTCAACATGTCCATCACGGATATGGCGGACAACGTGAACAAGATGGGCACGGATATGGAAGCCGTCCAGAACGCTTACCGTGGTTTTTCCCGCGGCAACTTCACTATGCTTGATAACCTTGCACTCGGTTTTGCAGGCACAAAAGAAGGGATGCAGGAGCTTCTTGACAAGGCACAGGAGCTTTCCGGCGTAGAGTATGACATCGACTCTTATGCGGATATCGTGAAAGCTATCCATGAAGTGCAGGATTCCATGGGGATCACTGGCACGACGATGAAGGAAGCGAGTGACACGATCTCGGGATCCTTAGCGACAATGAAGGCCGCTTGGCAAAACACGCTTTCTGCTATGGGCCAGGGCGATATGAGTCTGCTCTCAGATTCTATTGATTCTCTGATATCTTCGGCGGAAACGTTTGGCGAAAACATTTTACCGATCATCGAAAATGCCCTTCTGGGCGTCAGCCAGCTTATCGCAGAATTAGCGCCCAAGATCGCGGAGACCCTTCCGGATCTTCTTGCGAGCGCTTTGCCGAAGCTGTCAGAAGCCGCGACTTCCATCATCGAATCTCTCGCGATGGGCCTCCTCGAAAACCTGCCTGTCATCACGAAATGTGTGATGGACATCATAGTTGAGCTCATAAAATTCGTTATATCGAATATATCTTTGATTATTCGTACATTAGTAGACCTTGCAATTCAGGTCGTGAATGCGATCGTGGATGCACTTCCCGAAATCATTGAAGCATTGATTGAAGCGCTTCCCGATATCATAGATGCGATCTGCGACGGCCTCATAGAGGCCATTCCAGCCTTGATAAATGCGGCAATCCAGCTCTGCGTCATATTGGTTGAGCATCTGCCAGAGATTATTGCAGGCTTAATCGAAGCCATTCCGGACATTATAGCGGCCATCATCCAGGGCTTTGCCCCTCTCGGTGGACAGCTTCTTGACGTCTTCGGACAGGCATTCTCGAAGATCGGAGAAGTCGCGAAAAAGGCTTTTGATGCAGTCGTGAAATTCTTCAAAGAATTGCCGGGTAATCTGGCGCGGATCGCGGGAGAGGCTGTCGGCTCGTTCATAAATATGTTAAGCCAGCTCCCGGGCAAGGTGAAGGCGCTGTTTGACAAGGTATTAAAGACGATCCTCTCCTTTGCCACCCTTTTCGTGCAGAAGGGGCCGTCTATGGCGAAGGAGTTCATCAGCGGGCTGATGAATAACCTGATGTCTCTTCCTGGGAAGATGTTCGACTTCGGAAAGAAGATCATCCAGAAGCTTCTCGAAGGGATCAAGGAATCGTGGAAGCACCTGAAAGAGACAGTCGAGGATCTTGTCGGCAATTTCATGGAAGGTCTGATGAGCAAGCTCGACGTTTCCTCGAAGATCAAGGAGACGAAGAAGGCAGTCAGAGATGCGACTAAGGACGAGGACGAACTGGAGCCGGAGGCAAACGGAAGCGCTCCGGCACGACTCGGATCCATGGCTCCACAGCTTCTCGGATCTGCGGCTCCGATGCTTGCGGCGGCAGAGGCTGTGACAGCTGTCGGTGCTTCTTCTGCATCTTATGATGATGTGGCTATGCAGTCTCCCGCGCTGAACCTTCTGGCGGAATACCTCCCGATGATCGCAGAGGGGCTGTCGAAGCCGATCGAGGTCAACCAGAACGACCGCGGCATCTTCACGGCAGTCCGGAGCGAGAACAGGAAGTTGATGACGGCGACCGGATATCACGCTTTAGCGTAAGGAGAACGGCATGAATATAATGTTTAAAGTTGCGAATACAGATTATTCCACACGGATCCCGGGCGAGCAGTACGCCGTCCGGTCCGTGAAGCAGTACGACGGATGGACAGACGCAAACGGGCGGGAGCACCGGAGCGTTTTCAGAGAGTGCATCGAGGGAACCTTCACGATGCACTTTGTCGACATCGCAGAGTTCGACGCTTTTTGTGCCTATGTCGAGTCTCAATCAAACTATGATTCGAGCGTTCCGTGTACTGTGTGGGTGAATAACAAAAACGCAGCTATTCAGAGCGATTTCTTTTTGGACTTCAACGCAACCAGGTACATCGGCCCTGCTATGAATGATCTGGTAGAGACTGTCAAAGTTACGATCAAGGAGCGATAAAATGCTTAATGTCCCCGATGAGATAAAAGAGTTACTTCACCGTGACTCTTGCAAAAAGAATATTCGGATCTGCTTCCCAAATGGCGAGCGGACAGATATCTGCAACGATCTGATCGTGAAGGACTCTGTCTCGTTCAAGGAAAGTCTCTGCTCTCAGGACACGCTGAAGTTTGGTCTGTGCGAATCATCCGTCTTTGAGTGTGAGACAGTTGGCGTTGGGAATATCAAAGGTGCCACGATACGGGTATTTTGTGAGATATTCTGCCAGCCATCCGTTCAGGATGCGCTATGGCAGACTGACCTTCAGGCGTGGGTGTATCAGATCCCGTATGGAACGTTTATCGTGCAGTCTTGCGACAGACAAGCGGATCTATTACATAGAAAAATCGTAGCATATACATCAACATCTGAAACTTTTTTTGTTGATACAGAAGAAGAATATGCAAAATCGCGTGTTCGATTCTCGTCAAATGTCGCCTATACGCCGAATCTTATTTACTTCAGTTATATAAACGGGTTTCGCTATTCTGATGAGCTTTTCAATGTTAGCGTTGTAACGCCAATTAC